TGGTTCATACCGCCATACATTGGAGTAGCAACGAATAATTTGTGTTGCTTTAATTCTTCTAGTTTAACTTGTATTTCCATAATGTATCCATAAAATAAAAAAAAGAGGAGAGGATACTTTATATATCCTTCTCCTCTAACTTTTCCTAAGAAATTTTAGGCAAAAGCACGTTCACCTGTGGAACGAATTGCGGCAATACCTGCGGCAACCATGCGCTTAGTTGGTGTGCCCAAACGGTAGAAAGCAACCTTGTTGCCACTTGCATTGATGCGAGTGTTCAAGTAGATTGCATGACCTTCATTACGCAACTCATTGATGGTTGCGGATGGGTTTGCAACACCGAAAACTGACTGCATTTTGTTTGCGGTCAAAGTGTTGTAGGAACCTTCTTTAGAAAGGTAAGAAAGAACTTTAGATTTTGTAGACATATTGTCTCCATGATAAAAACGAGTCGCATTAAAAAGAATTATCTGAGAGGCGCCTCAACTCTCAAATGATGTGTAAGTATAACACATTAAAGAAGGTGTGTCAATGCTTTTTAAGGCAAATAACACACCATTGCCTTAATTAAAAAGGAATGTCTTCTACAGGTTCAAGAACTTCTTCTGCCGTTATTGTAGAGGCAAGAATTGTTTCGGTATTTGCGCCTGCATCAACTTTGGTATACAGGTCAAGGAATGATGCCTTAGTGTCATCATCAAAACGGTTCAAACAAAGGCCAATTGCCTTCATCTTATCACCAAAGATACCGAATGTCTCAACAATGTGGACAAGGCGGCGAGTAGAAATCACTTCATCACATCCGCCATCCGCAAATGTTTTGCGAATCACATCAGCCCATGTAACAAGTTTTTCAGCAAATTCATCATCGGTACGACCAACCGAAGTCAGTTCTTTTCCGATAATCTTACGCTCTATCTTAGCAGGAGGAAATTCTTGTTCCATTGTTGTACGGAATCTTTCCAAGAAGGCTTCGTTAAGCACATTAGTAAACATGTAACGACCATCATCAGAACCTTTACCTTTTGTATTAGCGGTGGCGAATACAGTAAAACCTGGTGCAGGTGAAATCAATTCACCTTTCTTTTTCAACATAAAAGGTTTGCCTTCAAGCACACGTTGCAATGAGGAAAGATTTTGAGCACCATAATCAATTTCATCAATACACAAAACGGCACCTTGACGAGCAGCAGTGGTCACAGGACCATCACGCCATTCCATATTACCATTAATCAGTACATAGTTACCAAGCAAATCACTTTCATCGGTTTCTGGTGTCATTGATACGCAAACGAATTTACGTTTAGCCTTGGCACATGCCTGTTCAATTGACATTGTTTTACCATTACCAGAATGACCAGTAATGAAAACAGGGAAGAAACGGTGTGCATTTATAATTGCAAGCACATCTTCAAAGTTGCCAAATGGTACATAATTCTTATATGATTTTGGAACTAGGTCAGAAGATTCCAAATCTGTTTGGACATTCTGAATACGATTATCTGATTTATCTACAGGTTTGGTCATGGGTAATATTTGAGCAGCCATTTCAATTACGGGACTAGCAGTAACTACCGCACCCGTTGGCACTTTGTAAATACCTCTAGTAACTTTGTTTTTCTCATCATTCGTAAACCAGTACGGATGAGAAATATCAATTTTTTCACAGATTTGTGTAATTTCTGTTTTAGTAACTTGGTTTTTACCAGTTAGTACTAAAGCATTAATAAACATTTCTTTTTTCTGAGCACGATTCATAATAAAAAACCTCTTTAATTCACAAGATGCATACAGTATAACACAACTGGCCTATTTGTCAACCAGCGTGTTGCCGAGAAACAACAGTTCAAACTGCCATTCCCTGAATGAATTTGGATACTAATACCCGATTCACTTGTTTCTTTTTCGCCATTTTCATAAATGCCGTTTTAAGTTTGTGTGATGTAACAGAACCGGTGATCTCAAGTTCTTCCTCTTCGGTTTGCAAATCAGAACCACCTGCAATCAGGTAGAAAGAATCGTACCCTTTGGTGTTTGAAATTAGGAACTTTTCTTCTTTGAATTTTTTAATCAAAGTTTTCTCCATATCAAATGCTTTGCTCATATCACTTCTACGCAAATCTTCAATTGAATTACCATCCTCAAGATAGTAACGGCCACGAATTGCATTTTTTGCATGACTGGCTCTTGTTGCAAGAATAAAGAAACCAAACACTTTGGTCTTACCTACAACACGGATCCATTCCAAAGCCGAACGCAACAATTCTTCATTGGTATAATATGAATAGACTTTGTTCTTATCGGGACAAAGAGCGTATTCAAATTTGTTTTTGCGGTCACGGATAACAACATTAGTGGAACGGATATCAAAACCATATCCATAAACAGATTTTATTGTTCTACCTTCATTGTTTCTATGTTCGACTTCAACATTGTGATTGGAAGAATTATCTGCATCACCGTCATGGACAATAACTAAACTTGTTATGTCAAGGTTATTGGTTGTACGGAAATTATTCAGAATTGAACCAACTGCAAATACTGCTTGAATCAAAGGTGTATTAGAAAGATTTTCACTTTCGGGACGCCCAACACGGTTGTATCGACCTCTATTGTAAACATAACTCTCTTTTAAGAGAATCAAATTACGCAAACTCTTGGTAAATTCAACATTAGACATTTTAGAATTGATGTATTCACGCAATTGAACATTAGAGAAACTCAATTCGCCCACCTTTCGGGAGAATGAATGGTCATTAACTTTACGATTTGCAAATTTATCCAGACCACGGTCAATTTGATACGTTTCGGAACAATCAGTAAAACCATATACTGAGAAAGGAATATTCACTTTGCGACAGAACATGGATAGAACCAAAATCTGTTCGATTGAACCTGCCATGTTATCAGACATAGAACCAGAACAATCTAGTAACAGAATCAAACCGTGAGACTTGCCTTTTGGCACCAACATCACTTTACGGAAAATGTTGTCATCAAACTTGTAATTGCAAAGTTTGTTAATGTCAATATCACCAGTATCAGACAGTTTAGATTTACTAAACGCCTTGGCAGCTTTACGCATTTCAAACTCTTTGGCAAGTAGACCAACATAACGGTCATTCTTATTTTTGAAATCACTTACCAATTTCTGAACATGGGCATTATCAAAACTGCCTTCAACAATTTGTCCAGCATAATAGTTATTCAACAATTCTTGAACACGCTTTGCAGGTGTAAATACATTCTTAACATTTACAGTAGGAATGTCTACATAAAGGTAAGGTTTGCATTTTGCATCAAGCAAAGAATTTTCGTTTTGACGATACGAATCATCGGTGCGACATTCAGGTGAAAACTGGTCACGGTCAGATTCAGCCGAGTTTTTGAAACGGTCTAATTCAGGTTCTTTTTCGAAATCAGAATCAGAATCATCAGTTTCAGTATCATCAACACCGGATGAACCTTCAGTATTTTTACTTTTATCTTCCGATTTTTCATCAGATGATTTACTGTTCTTACCTTTTACAGGTTGACCATCTTCATCTTCTTCCGTATCATATTCGAAATCAGAATCAGAATCATCATAGTCACCATCAGAATCATCACCGAACATTTCGAAATCACGCATTTGCTTTTCCATTTGCTTGTCGAATTGTTCACCTTTGGAGTAATCATAAATTTCACCAGTCAGAGCAAGAACATCTTCCCATGTTTCAAGATTTTGCACTTTGGTAACATAGACCATTTCTTCTGTGGTGAATTTAATGTACTCAGCCGTATACTGTGATTTTGTGTAAAGGTTCAACCGTTCAATAAAAGGCAAATCATTTACATTTCGGTATTTGATACCAAAAAAATCACGGTCAAGTAATTCCTGAAAACCTTTTCTGAAAGAAGTTTTCAAACCAGGAAACTTACGGGTTACTTTTTTCTCAATGCGAGCATCTTCTACAACATTAAGAAAAGATTTGAAATTCTTACCTTTTGTTTTATCGATAGAGGCATCATGCCAACCATCAGCGGGTGTATATAATGCGTGGCCAACTTCATGTCCACCTAAATGGTCGTACATAAAACCAGTCATATCTTGCCAGATTGGCAAGTACAAAACACGATTAACGGGGTCAAATTTAGCGGTGTGAATTTTTTGATGTTCAACAGTAAGATTCTCACTTGCCATTAGTTTGGTCAAGAGATTTTTTTGTTCAACTGTAAAAGTCATTTGATTTCCTATTGCGATTTATAGGAGTATTGTAACAGGTTTGGCCAGAAAGTCAACCAGCATGTTGCGTAAAGGCAACACTAATACTTTTGTTTTCAGAATGGAGCGGATATCAGGAGTTAAACCTGACTGCCTATTGGGATAGGTTGTCTCGGACTCTCCGCATTATGTTGATATTATAACAGACTTATCGACCAACTTGAGGCAAATATTTATTCTTTGCCTGTTCCCAAGTTAGGTAAATGAGGTCATCATAAAAAAGTGATTCATGTGAAACTTTATCTTTTTTGACAAGTTGTTTAATTCTTGGCTTTGCATGTTTCATCTTCCATAGATTACTTATGCTTCCAATATCCGTATCAAACAACTTTGTCATATCTTTGCCGTCATCATCGCCTCGGAGAAACTCACAAGTCTTATCATATAACGGAGTGAAATAAATGCCACGGGCGTGGTCTGTTTTGATTACTTCTTTGGGCACATTCATCTTTGCATATGTGAATGACAATGAACGATTCTTGTGGTCACGTTTGAAAGGTTGACCAGAAGCATTGGTTGCCACATACCATTCAAAATATTTTCGTGTGTGATTCTTGCGAAGCCAATGTTCAATGTCTTTTCTTGTTTTTCTGGATGGTTCAAATGATACTGAACCTGCGGTAAATCCCATAGGTTGCCAGTAATCTAAATTATCATATTGAGATAATCCACCTGCCTTTGTTTTACCATACAATGATGTTGTTGTCACACCGACAAGTTTATCACCATAAGATTGTTCCCACATTTTTTGTATGTCTGTAGTCAGGCATAATAATGCAAGAAGTTTACCACCAACGTAATTGTAACCTAGTGGTTGTAAAGGCACAATCGTAGAACCGATTGCAGTATGATTAATCATTGAACCTTGAGTTTTCTTTTCTCTTGTCCATCCAATGAATGTATCTCTTGGTGTTAAATCAAGGAAGTCGGAACTAACACAAATCACACCAAGATACTTCTTAGTAGGTTTATCACGGACAATAAAGTTTAGGTTGCGACCAATGTTACTGTTGTTCTTCATTGTAGAAGAAAATGTACGAATAGAATTCCACAATTCAGGTAAGTCTTTACCTTTGTTTGTGCAAACTAGTTCTGGTTCAAGTGCAAGATATTCATCAGGATCAGTTGGGTTCCAAAAATTGGCCTTAATTTCCTGAATTGCTCGGCGTTGTCCTTCATCGGCAAGGACTTCTTTATCACCTTCCCACAAATCAACAACTTTAACTGTGGGATACTTTTCTTTAATCTCACACCATTTCTGATATAGAGTGTACTCCTTGACATCCATATGTGAAACATAGGTCAATTCACGGATAGTTCTTTCACGGAGTTCTTCTTCGTTAACATCTTCAATAGACTCAGGTGGATTAGATTCTAACCACTTTTCCCATTGTGTCTCTACATCATCAATATGTTTTGCCATTATAAAATTTCATTCATTCGTTTTTCAAATTGTTCATAATACCATTCTTCAGTTTTGATAGTATTATTTAGGTAATACTGTTTGATATCATTAAACTTACTTTCAGCCTGAGGTATCTTACTATACAGTTCTTCTAAAGAATTCACTCTCTGCCATTCATCTGCAACCAATGTGTTATCTTCATCGTATTTTTTCCATACAAACGGAAAGATTCCACATGCAAGTGCTTCATGGTATCTACTTGTAACTGCCTTGTTGTCAAGCCAATTAAAACACAATGTATTCTTGCCTTCCATTAAAATAGGAAGTAGATTATACATTGTATCAATCTTCATGTCAGGTTTAATTGCATTGTACTTGCCAATAAAATATGTTTTGAGTTTGGCATCTTTCTTAATCTGTTTAAAGATTAAATGCCTTTCATCTCCACTTTCTTGATTGTCAATCAACTTTCTCTTATCACAACCCCAATAGATAAAATCATAAGATTGTTCATTATACAATTTTACAGGTAATGCTCTTGTGATAAAGTGATACTTCATTCCATGAAGACCACCCGGTATATCTGTCTCATCAAATGTTGAAAACTTTCCTATTGTATGCGAATTGAATGTTCTTGTGCGGTAAAGTTCTTCTGTATCAGCACGGTCACTACGAATGATTGCCACATGCTTATTGGCTAAGTGTTTACCGATTTCATTAATGAATTGGTCAGACCTTTCTTTATGCCTTGGGTCAACATACCCTTTAATGTGTTGAAAGAATTCATTTTCACTAGGAATAAGAATTACATCGGCATCAACAATGTCATCTAACTTTTTACGATTTGCGGCATTCCATCCGAAATTGCAAACACCATATGTGTGTTGCGGATTTCTTTCCATGTATTTCTTAAACAGATAATAGAAAGAATCCATAATCTGATGTAATGGTTCTTTATAATTATAACCAGTACGCAATC